TTACTATCTGTCCGGGTAGAAGCAGAAAAAAAATCATTCATCGGAAACGATAGAGCATACAAAAACAACAAAGGAAGATGGCATGTGATATTACCAAACGGCGAACACAAAGAATATATTGGTTCACTAGATGCACTACGCTATGGCAACTCTTAAAGAGAAAATACAAAAAGAAATGGCGGAGAGAAAAGCTGGAAACAGAACATCTCCACTTGAGCGAGACGCTATGCGTGTTTTAGATAGCGCAGGTGTGCCATATCAAAGAGAATACCAAGTTGGTAAATACTTAATTGATTTTGCCATACCATCGATTAGGGTGGCTATAGAGCTAGACGGCGACACTTATCACCTCACGGAAGAACAAGCAAAAAGGGATAGAGAAAAGGATGATTTTCTAATAAATGAAAACTGGACGGTAATTAGGGAAACATCCTCAAGTTTTTGGAATACAAAGGGTGAAAGGTTGCTAGAAAAAATCCATGTCGTTCTCACTAGAGCTAGGAACGGACAAAATGAACTTTCTTCGCTTCTATGTTTGGCGCATAGAAGAATTGGAAACTTCGGTGCGGAAACCATGAGGAGAGCAAAAAGAGAAGTCATGACGGACAATTCCATAGAATATTGCAATATCAGAAAGGGGTATTTTAATGGTGCTGGCTTGGAGTTTTATAAAGACAGCACCACAGAGGATTGATTAACCAACAACCATAACAGAAAGCTATGACACCCATGAAACCAAGCCAAAGAAAGCGACTAGACAAACTCCCACGAATGCACGAATGCGCTAGAGAGAGTGAAGGCACATGCGATGGCAGAATCACATGAGAGCATCCGATCGGTAGGCTGATAGGCGGTAAGCATGTACCGGATGCCTTTGTCATAGGACTGTGTGCATACCATCACGGCGTTGACGAATACTTAGGAGGAGGCGACCTCAACAAGGAGATCAATAAGTTTCACGCCTACAAAAATATATCCACATCCGAACTCCGCAAGTACAAGCTAGGTGGTATGATGGAGATAGAAAAGCGTTATCTAAGCCTAAAATATGCAGAAACTTAAATGCGATACTTGCCACCGCCTACGCCACCGCAAGAACCTATGCAGACAATGCGCCTTAGAATGCGAGATGTGGCACACCATGCTCTATCTGAACAATCCCTCCAAGATACTATCGGTCATAGACTTAAAGGCGATCGAGGTAGCCAGAAAGAAAGCCAAGATAGGTAAACACCGTGCCATCGACTTCGTTCTGCTGTACATGGCGGCACTAAGGGTACTATGAGATTTATTATTAACCAGAACCCGATACCAAAGGCAAGGGCAAGAGTAACCAGATGGGGCACATACACCCCCGAAAGAACCAAAGATGCAATGGAAGCTATTGCGCTTGCTGTCAGACAGGACAAAGAATGCCCCAGAAAGCCACTACAAGCCCCTCTAAGCGTTGATATAACCTTTTTGGTAGCAATGCCCAAATCATGGTCAAAGAAGCGCAGAGAGGAGAGCACAGGCGCACCGTGCATAAACCGTTCCGACATCGACAACTACTGCAAGACGATCCTTGACGCTCTCAATGGAATCCTCTGGATAGACGACAGTCAGATTTACAAGCTCACCGCTAAAAAGCTATGGAGCATTAACGGCGCAAGCGATATAACCATTTGGTAAACTATGACTATCACTAATTTTACTTGGACACTGGAGGGCTACAAAAACAGACTGTATTGCTATTACTGCAAAGCTGACGCAACTCATACCAATAAGGTAAACATCAATGGATACGGATGCTCGAACTGTAAAAACTATAATAACTATGAAAATCTCAAAAAAACAGAAAGCAATCTTTGCAAAGAATAACATCGCACTCCTACTAGCAACAGGCGCAGACCCCTCCAAGATACTCAAGGAAATAATAGAAATAGAAGCCTACCTAGGACTAGACGGATACCCTACAGCAGAGCAGACCTACGCACATGCTATACTATAAACATATGCAAGCAATATCGCTATCATGGACCGAGCACAGAAAATCAGGCGATAAGCCACAACATGTTTTTCTCGTAAACAAAGAAGCCTTAAAGAGATGGGTCAAAGACTTAGAAAAAACAGGCAATGTATCCGACATCAGATACGACCATTCTCTACTATGACATGCGATGTGTGCAATAAGACTATCGATGGCGTAACATACCACGGATTTTTCAGACACATGTGCTCAGAGGAATGCTGGCGCAAAGCACAGAGCGAATACAAGCCCACAAACAAAGGTGGCAATGACCCAACCGCTAAAAGCTAAACCCCTTCCCCACCGAGCAAGCACCCACAAATAAAGCTCAGGGGGGTTCAAAGAGGGAAGGGAAGTGGTCGCAAAAACTAAACATATGCCAAAAACAAACCCCAACGGAGCGAACCAATGGCAACTAGATCCCAGACAGAAAGAATGCTGGGAATACTACACAAACCCCAAGGGAGTTACATTTGGTAATGCAACACGATCAGCGATGAAAGCAGGCTATACTGACGGAACAGCAGACACTATAACTACGACAGAATGGTTTATTGGAAGATTGTGGAGGCTGAATGCTACATTTACAGGCGAAAGAAAAATCAAACAGTTGATGGAACTAGACCTCAACAACGGAGGAGATAAGGTTGATGTAGGAGTAGCAAGAATCCAAGCAGACCTAGCCAAGCTACTCGTAACGACACAGGGGAAAGATCTAGGATATTCAACCAGACAGGAGATAGCGTTAGAGCCAGACACAGAAACCAAAGAAGAACTAAGCGCATTATCAGATGAGGTAATCAAAATCAGAGAAGCATTTGAAACCAAGCTAAAACAAAAACTTGCTAAACTATGAGCTTTCTAACATTCATCGTAGGAATCATTCTAGGATTCGTCATTGCGCCAGAGTCAGTTGCGAATGAGCGTGTACGCAAAGTGATACAAGCACTCAAGCCAAGAGCTAAGCCAGTGATACTAAAGCCAAACACTACAGACAAAGAGGAAGCAAAGATTACGGAGATATTCGGCATTAACGAGTAATATGTACGAAGAGTTCAATCGCTCTAAATGCAAAGCGAACAAATGGCACGAATGGAAAGTGCTACGCTCAGTCGATAACATGCAAAGAGAAGCGTGTATATTCTGCAAAGAGTGCAGATGGTTCAATGTTGAAGACAATGACACTTACAGGCTAGCGCATATGCGAGCATTTGCTCAGCCGTACGGATATACAGAAAAGCTATACCGTAGCATACACGGAGACGATGCCGCGAAGAAGATGGACAGCCACATACTGAGCAAGGATTTGAGCAAAGCCAAACAAAAGGATTTACAGGAGGCATATGACACAGAGATGGCACTAGACAAAAAAGGCTCGGTAACAATATAAAATGAAACTCAGCGACATCTCCATTATTGCTTGGTTAAGCGAGTACCAGATCAAAACAGAAACAGGGAAGCCATACGACTTGGTAGACCATATGTTTTGGTTCGATATCTTGAGAGACATGCATCCCAAGCAAGTGTGGCTAAAGGCCGCGCAGGTAGGAGGATCAATCGCAGCCATCTATAAGTTCCTGTGGTGCGCTGAGAAGCTGAAAATGAATGTAGCCTACACGCTACCGACCGCAACCGATGCAAGAGACTTTGTCAGTGGTAAAATAGACCCCATCATTCGGAACAACCCCATCCTGCAATCCTATGTAGACGAGAAGGACAGCGTAGAGCAAAAACGCATAGGACAGAACACGGTTTACATAAGGGGGACATGGACTGAGAGAGCGGCGCTATCATTCTCAAGCGACCTAAACATTCATGACGAGCTAGACAGAAGCAAGCAAAGCGTGGTTCAACAGTACGCATCACGCCAACAGCATTCACCGCATAAGTGGGAGTGGATATTCTCAAACCCTTCATCTGTAGGTGCAGGCGTAGATGTAGCATGGCAGAAGTCCGACCAGAAGGAGTGGATCATCACCTGCAAAGACTGCAAGCAAAAGCAGATTCTCTCGTGGCCAGACTCAGTAGACCTGGGCCGAGAGGTTTATGTTTGCAAAGCCTGCAATCAAGAGCTATCCGACAGGAATAGATCCGTGGGCTATTGGAACGCCATGAAGCCAGAGAACACAGAGTGGAGCGGTTACCACCTAAGCTTGCTGATGGCCCCATGGACTCCAGCTTCATACATTGTAGAGATGTACCGCACTAAAAGCCCCGAATACTTTCACAACTTCGTACTCGGCTTACCGTATGAAGGATTGGGCGGAAGGCTATCCGAGGCGGAGTTTATGGATAATTTAGACGATACTCCTTACGCCATCGAAGCGCCTATTGTGATTGGCTTAGATACAGGTCTGCCTAACTGGTATGTGGTAGGTGGCAACCAAGGGCTATGGTCAGCAGGTAAATGCGATGGATATGATGATATTAGACAAATGTTAGATAGATGGCCTAAGTCGGTCGTGGTATCAGACCAAGGCGGAGACCTTCACGGTATTAGACAACTGCAAGAGGATTACCCAGGCAGAGTGTTTCTTTGCTATTATAGGATGGATCGCAAGACCATGCAGTTGGTTACATGGGGGAAGGGCGATGAATCGGGGAAGGTGGTCGCAGACCGTAACAGAATCATTCAGCTAGTGATGGATGAGTTCAAGGCTAAGAGTATCCCGCTAAAGGGCAACCAAAAGGACTGGTGGGAGGCATGGACTCATTACGCTAATGTTTATCGAGTAACGGAGGAGGATTCAGTGGGGCAAGAGCGGTTTGTGTACCAAAGAAGCGGTGCAGACCATCTAGTACATGCTATCTCGTACTGGAGAATCGGAATGGATAAGTTCGGCATGAGCCAAGCGGGGTCAGTAAAGCCTGATACGGAGTTTATGCGAGGTATTGGATCGTCTTATGCGATCGACCCTATGGTTGGAGGCATGCCCGCCAACGCATTCCGTGGAGTTAAGCCACCTAAAGACTGGAGAGATGTATGAAGATAATCAACTGGCAGGAGATACTGATAGAGCACAATGACCTGTTTGTAGCCCTGCTAGATAGCGGGATATTAGACATGCGCAATGGCTCTATCACCATGCACTACGACAAGGACGGAGCACTACGCAAGATTGACAGATTGCAGACCACTTTCAAAAATTGACATCGTAATATAGTCTATGCGATAATGGAGGCATAAAACTCCACATCTCTACAAGAGACGGATTAAATATCTGTCTTTTATTATTATGGGGATTGGGATCAAACGATCAGAAACAGGAGGAAGTGGCTCAGCCGCCGCTAAACTGATAAGAGATGTCGGTACTTTATTTTCTCCGTTCAACAAAGCTAAGGGAGGATCGACAGAAATAGATGAGCTTGGAGCGCCTGAGCCTGTTTTGACTTTGAAAATGGATGACGAGGAGCTTTTAGGGCTGGCGAAGAACTGGGAGGAGCAATACACAAAATACTCAGCGAAGATTGTAGAAAAGCAGAAGACGAATAAAAAGTATTGGCTAGGACATCACTACGGATTCGATATCGGAGAGCATAGACAGGTAGATAATGTCATTTTTAAGTCTGTTGAGACACTACTGCCTATCATCTCACGGCAGAACCCAGACCCTTATGTACTAGCGCAAGATGTGCAGATTGCGGACGATGTAGCCAAGGCTATTGAGGATATCTCAGACCGAGAGGCACTGAAGACTAAAATCAAGAAGGGCGTGCGACACTGGGCTATTTATTACATTTCAGCCACTAAGATTTCGTGGTCAGCTAAGAAGGATGCCATTCAGTACGAGCTAGTACACCCAGACGACCTCATACTAGACCCTAACGGTAACTTCGAGGGTGGAGAGTTCCTAGGAAGGTTTATCGGGCACAAAAAGAAACAGGAGGCTAAAGACCTAGCCGTGATGTTCTCGGATAAAGCCGACCTTATCAAAGAGTTCGTGGGTAAAAACATGGGTACGATGATCCCTACTATCGAATGGTGGACTGACGAATATGTGTTCTGGACGATGGGAGATAGCATAGTTCTCGACAAACGGCAGAATCCGCACTGGGACTACGATTCACCAGTTGAGCAGATGGATGAGTTCGGAGAATCGACAACGACATCAAGAGAAGGATTCAATCTATTCGACACACCTAAAAAGCCTTTCTCTTTCCTAAGTGTATTTAACCTTGGCAAGCACCCGCACGACGAAACAGGCCTTATCGAGCAAGCGATACCGTTGCAGGACATGGTGAACAAGACCGCACGGCAGATCGACAAGAATGCAGACGATGCCAACAGTGGGTGGATCTTCAACAGCCAATTCAACGAGGACGCTGGTAAACAGGCACTATCCTCTCTCCGCAACGGTGGAGCGATCATTGCGCCTACAATCAACATTAACGAGAGCGTTACTCGCATCCAATCCCCTTCTCTCCCTGAGTATGTGTACAGGCAGAAGGTAGACGCTGCTACCGAGATTGAGAACATTATTGGTACTAGAGGATCATCTGCATCGGGTATCGCATCAGAGCGCACCGTGCAAGGTAAAATCGAGATCAAGCAATCGGACTCAGACCGTGTCGCTCTAATCGTGGAGCATGTCGAGCAGATGGTGGATTACTTGTACAACTACACGGCACAAATGATATTTACCTACTACGATGCCCAAGACTTGCGAGATGTACTAGGCGAGGAGCGAGGAGTGGCACTAGAGCAGTACATGGATGAGGGACAGCTAAACGGACTGCGCATCTCGGTAAAGGAAGGATCGCTTATACCGCAAGACCCGCTACTACGGAGAAATGAAGCTATCGAGCTATTCCAGCTCGGAGCACTAGACCCAGTAACGATGTTCGAGCGCATGAACTTCTCAGATCCAAAGGAAGCGTCAAGGAGACTACTGCTCTATAAGACAGACCCAGGCGGACTTCTAAAGGAAGGCGCTGGCGGTGGAGAGCAAGAGCTACCTCCTGAGATGGTAGAGGGAATGCCACCTGATCCGAATCAACCCCTAATCTAAAAATATGTACGATGAAGAAGAATACAGCAAAAAATGTATCGAGGCTCTCCGCAAGGTGGATACGAAAGCAAAAACAACCTTGAGCGAGAAAACACTTGTAGGAGAGGAGCGTGAGGGTTCGATGGCTTGCCGTCTAGCTAGCAAGCTATTCCGTGAGGCTATCGATTCCTATGAGGACGGATCGATGGAATGGCCTGAGATGGTAGATGACCTCCACAAGACCTTGAAGGTGATCAAACCACAGGACTACTCGTAAATCATAATATGTCTTGTTCTCGGTTAAGACACTAAAGATAAACCTGCGTAAAAATATGCTCAACGATTTATTTGCGGAAGTTCCGAAGGAAGGTGGAAACATCGACTTGACAGAACTAGAGGAAGAGACAACTCCAGAGTCGCAAACTGAAACAGTCGAACCGAAAGAAGATGCGCCATCGCAGGAGGGCGTAGAGGCAGAGGAAGCGGAAGCTCCCAAAGCTGAAGATACTCCTGAAGAAATTAACATCCCATTTCATAAACATCCTCGCTGGATACAGAAGCAAGACGAGATCCAAGAACTGAGGACTCAGCTAGAAGAGTTCAAGGCTCAATCACTGCAATCTCCAACAGCAACTGTTAAACGAGGAGTACCAGAACACTTACAGCCTGTATTCGGAGACAATGTCGAGGCCTACGAGGCCATGGAGAAAGAGATGAATGCAAGAGCGATAAGTGCGATGGAATCGAGACAAAAAGAAGTAGATCTCAGGGCCAAGGGCCAAGGCTGAAGAAGCTAGAAACCAAGAGTTCGTTAAGTGGGCAGAGACGGAGCTATCGGACATAGGCCAAGCGATTGGCAAGAACCTGAACGACCCAAAGAGCACTGTACGAAACCAGATACTAGATATCTGCGACAAGTATGGCGTAGTGGATTCTCAAGGTAGACCGAACTTCCAGAAGGCTCACGAGTTACATAAGCAACTCTATCCGAATGCTGTTTCACGCGAAACGCTGGACGAAAAGAAAAAGATCGCAGCTAAAACTGACGGCAAAACATCAGCACAGGGAAGCGACATCAGCAATGTAATCACATCTTCAAAGCTCAGAAATACTAATATTAAATCATTCTTTTAGAAATAACCATTTATGTCAGTTCCCAATCGAGTTGCAAATGCAACGCAGAACTACCTAATGCCAAAACTTGTTGAAGGTGTACTAACAGGAAATGTAGGACTATCTTACTTCCTAGTACGCTCTAAAGCAGGAGTATGGCGAGGTGCACAAGTTGAAGTACCTTTCAAGCACGCAGTGAACACTAACGGTGGATCATTTAGCGGATTTGACACGCTTACATCAGCAGCAGTAGACAACACAATCAAATTAACTTATGACGCTAAGTTCAACTACCAAGATGTATCTCTTGCTAAGACTGACCTAGCTTTGAACGACACTGAGGAAAAGGTAGCAGATCTTATGGAGCGACAGGTTGCTTCTGACACGCTTGACCTTGCAGATCGTATCGGTACACAGTTCTATGGTAACGGTACAGGTAACAGTGGAAAGGACATCCTAGGACTTGGAGCTATCGTTGACGATGGTACAGCAGTAGCTACAATCGGTGGTCAGTCTAGAGCTACTTACAGTGGTCTTCAGGCTCGTGTAACAGCTTCAGGCGGAGCTTTGACTCTGGCTCAGCTTTACGCTCTATCAGACGCAGCTACAGAGGGTTCACAGCGACCAGACATCATTCTTACGACTAAGACAGTTTTCTCGCTTTACAACCAACTTCTAACACCAAACGAACGGTACACTGTACCAATGAACGGACGAGATAAGATGTACATGCGCACAGGTGCAGAACAGCTTGCTTTCCGTGATGCTCCAATCTTCTCAGATTCTAAGTGTACGGCTGGTACTTTGTTTATGCTCAACTCTAACAGCATGGAGTTCCAAATCTTGCCTAATTGGCCAGAATCAGAACCAGTAAACTTCGCCGTAGAAGAAATGGAAGGAGTGCCTAGCCCTGGAGTGCCTAAAGGACTTGGATTCCACTGGACAGGATGGAGCAAGCCAGTGAACCAAGAAGTAGTAACAGGACGAGTTATCCACACTGGAAACTTCGTAGTAAAGAGCCCTCGATACAACGCTAAGCTCACAGGAATCACATCAATCTAAACTCACTCTTAACTATATATATGGCTAAGATTGAAAACTACATTCCGTCCGTTGCACGATTCGGGCTTACCACGGACAAGGCAGCTACATTCGGATCTACTCTAGCGGTAACTGGTGCAATCACTAGTTCGAGCATGGTAGGTACTACAGGAGCTTTCTCAGGAGAGGTTANTGCAGCGTCTGGTACATCGGTAACGGCAGGTGGAGCTGACGCTATCAATATCGGCGCAGCGGATGCGGTAAAGATTATCTTCGGATCAGGCGTGCCTTCGCTCGCTGCACCAAAAGGTTCTCTATACCTTCGGACGGACGGATCTTCAGCATCGACTCGTATGTATGTTAATACAGATGGGTCTACAACATGGACAAGCGTAACTACGGCGGCTTAATAAACACATAACTACAAGTAATATGCCAGGAGCAGGAATTACACAGGTATCTTCTACAGACCTCCGATCTAACAGCGACTCTACTGAGGGAGTTAGCATCGGGACATATGTACAAGACGATCTAGGACGAGGTTTCCGATTTTGCAAAGCAGGAGCGGCAAACCTTGACCCAGGAAAACTAACAGTAGCAGCGACAGTCGTTGCCAACCACGAGAACATCGCCGTAGCAGCATCAGCAGCTATCGGAGTTTCTCAAATCACGGTAACTCTAGGAGCTACAGCAGCTACTGAGAACCAATACGCAGACGGATTCATCACAATCAACGATGCAACAGGAGAAGGTATCTCTTACCGCATTAGTGGTCATGCAGCAGCAGCGCTATCAACAGCGCTAGTTGTAACGCTAGCAGAGCCAATCAAGGTTGCTCTAACGACTTCTTCTGAGGCTTCGCTACAAGCGAGCCCATGGAGCGCAGTTGTTATCTCAGCAACGGATCAGCTTGATCTGCCTACAGGTATCCCTAATGTAACAATCACAGCAGGACAGTTCGGGTGGTTGCAAACTAAAGGATTCTGCGCAGCACTAGCTGACGAGACTCTAGCGGTCGGAACTACATTAACAATCGGGACTGGGGTTGCAGGTGCGGTAGAAGCCGCAGACCTTATTGGAGAGCCTATCGTTGGTATGGCCGTCCAAGCAGGAGTTGACACTGAGTACCGAGCAGTAATGCTAAGCCTAGACTAAAGTTATATGGGAGGGTTAATCCCCTCCCTTTTAACAAAATTATAACCTAAACTATGACTATATTTTTCAACTGGACGGCGGAGGACTTCACACATGCATGGGACGGAAAACCTTTCACATTTACGGCGGGAGAAATCTACCGCAAGGTAATTACCGATGTGAACGGAGATGACATACTACTCACTCCAGTCATCGCGGAACATTTCGCAAAACATTTATCTGACAAGGCGATGATCATGGAGGGAATTGCTCCAGGGCGACTAGATGAGAAAGAGCGATTTATTGCCAAAGCACTCGAAGCGCCTGAAGAAGTAAAGGTTGCTAAGGTAGAACCAAAGGCCACTACTAAAAAGGAAATTATCTAGACTATGAAACTGTTTGGCACAGTCGACAAAACACAGACAACGAAAAAGAAAATCGAGCGGGTCAATAAAGACCTGCAATCTGTTGATTTGAAGCGACAAGTCGAACGCAACCGTTTCGTGGAGGAAAAGAAAGTACAGCTACTAGAGATTGACACCTTGCGAGCTGAGATTACCCACACGGAGGAGCTATTAGCTAGAACACGGCTAGAGGGGCTACAGGCAATAGAACAGGACAAGCGAACGAATGCGGAGGAACTCAAAGCCCTTCCAGCCATACAAGAGGAAGCCATAAAGGCGCAGAAAAGGCTACTAGAACTCACTCAGATCGTTTTATTGCGGGTAGACGAGGTACAAGTCATCTTAAACAACACAGAGGCTACTTATAAGCTATCTAGCAGGCTACGAGAAAACTGCGAGCAAGAGCTAAGCCACTCGCAAAACTTGCTACAGTGCGCAAGGCAAGCGGATGCAGTCGCACAGAGCGAGGTTGCCCAGATAAGCAGGATACGGCAATCACTAGAGCGAGAGCTAGAATCAGTTGGTTTGCTCAAGACGAAGTTTGTGGAGGAAATCGTCAGCCAAGAGCTGGAGATAGACAAAAAGAAAGCGTGGATTGACGAGATGATTAAGGCGATCGAGCAGGAGAAGAAGCTACTGCACAGCGCCAAGGCCAAGCTAAAAACTCAAAGAGAACAGTATGCCAAAAATTGATGACAATAGCCACTGCGTAGTGATGGGATATCACGCAGGTACAGATGCCCCAGTTCCCTTCTCTATCGACAATGTTACAGGGTATCTACGAGTGAGCTTGGGCTTGCATACTGGAGCACCTCAAGCATATGCGCCAACGGTTGATGCGAACAATAACGGCACTGCATTCGGCGTTGATGCCACTGGAACGCCACGAGCACTTATTACAAATACTAACGGCAGCCTACGCTGCATAGAATAATATGGCAGACCAAAACGCAAAGATTGATGAGAACAACAGGCCAAGTCTAGTCGGGATAGACGAAACTTCTGGCGAGCGAAGGCGCATACTCACCGACTCTACAGGTGCGGTTAAGGTTGTTGTGGATTCGATTACTGCGACATTTTTAGATTTATCAGATACGCCTAACACATACCTAGG